TAATATAGATTTGTCAAAAGCTAAAAAATAATAAAATGGCAACAACTGGAATAATTAACGGTACGTTGATGCGCTTGTATAAAGATTCGACTGCAATCGGTTACGCGACATCCTGCCAAATGAACATTTCTGCAGCAATGCGTGAAATTCTTACAAAGGATTCAGCAGCTGGAGGATGGAGGGAAGTAAAGAAGGGTCAGTTATCCGGCACACTTTCTACCGAGGCATTGTATGCAGGGCCTGGTGATTCATCTACAAACTACTTGTTTGACGATCTTTTTACCGACTTAATTAGTGGTACTGCATTGACTATTAAGTTTACTACCGATGTGAGCGGAGATAATGTGTTTACAATGCAAGCCATCTGCACATCATTAGATTTAAATGCTGCAGTAGAAGAGAATACAAGTTATTCTGCATCTTTTGAAGTTACTGGTGCTATTACAAAGACTGTTAAATCTTAGAATTAAAAATTACCTAACATGAAAACAATAAAAATAGCTAATGCGGACATTCCAGTTAAGTTTGGAATGTTCGTGTTAGGTACATTTTTACGGGAGAGGAATCTAAAACTTAGCGACCTCTCCCAACTTGGCGAAGACCTCCTATTTGCTCTTGAACTTGCCTTTGCAGGTGTACAGGCAGGTTACAAGGCAAAGGGAGAGAAGTGCCCATATACCTTAGAAAAGTTTTGCGACTTAGTAGATTTGGATAAGGGAGGGATAAACAGGATAACAGAGCTGATAACAAATGAGATTTCAGTACCAGAAGATCCGGAAAGAAAAAACGAGATAGCGGAGGAGCAGAATTAACTCTTGATTATATTGAGCGTTTTTGCTTTGGAGTATTAAGATTTTCCCCTCCGCAATACTATGAGATGACACTAAGAGAGGTTATTATAGCTATGCAAGGTTATAATAATCAATTTGAAATAGAGCAGCAATTTGAGTGGGAAAGAGCCAGGTGGCAAACAACACTTTTATTAAATGTTCATACGGCAAAAGGCAAATCAATTAAGCCTAAAGATTTGATTGAATTTCCTTGGGAGAATGATAATCCAAAACCAAATAAAAGAAGTTTGACAGAAGTTGACAAGTCAATTTTTGACAAATGGGATAAAGAGTAAATAATGGCATTAGGTAAACTGAATTTAAAACTTGGCATTGATGTAACTAATCTTGAAAAAGAACTTGGCAAGGTTGAGCGTAGTATGTCAAGGTTTGGTTCACAGATGCAGAACATCGGCAGCACTATGACTCAGTCATTAACTCTGCCTTTACTTGGTGTTGGTGCAGCTTCATTAAAGGCATTTGCCGACATGGAGAAACTGGAGAATGGATTGATTGCCATAATGGGTAGTACGCAAGGGGCAAAGGAGGAGTTAGATAAATTAAGAGTTGTTGCCGAAAATCCTGGTCTTGCCTTGCCTCAAGTTGTACAGGCTTCTGCCTCATTGCAATCAGTAGGAATGTCTGCCGATGCTGCAAGGGAAACTATAACACAGTTTGGTAATGCCGTAGCGAGATCGGGAGGAGGTGCAGAACAGTTTAGCGGAGTTACATTGGCATTAAGTCAGATAAGCGCAGTAGGTAAGGTAACGCAAGAAGACCTTAACCAGATAAAAGAAAGGCTACCGGAGTTTGCCAGAGTAATGAAAGAGGAATTTGGAACGGTGACTGCGGAAGGAATACGGGCAATAGGTGTAAGTAGTGAAGATTTTATAACGCGTTCTGTCTCTGCATTAGCAAAATTGGAAAGAGCGCAAGGTGGATTAGGGAATACGTTTGATAATTTAAAAGATAATGTAACGGCATCTTTGGCTGAGTTTGGCAAGGCTATAAATGAATCATTAAATCTACAAGCCGTTGCAGAAAGTTTAAGTAAATATATTCAAGGATTAGTAGATGGATTTAAAGCCCTTAATCCAGAGACACAAGGCTTTATCGTGAAGGCTGCTTTAGTGGCTGCATCTATCGGGCCCATTATATTTATAGTAGGTAAATTGATAAGCACATACGGTGCTTTAGCCGGAGCATCAAAATTAATAGTACAAGCAATAGGAAATATAAGTAAAGCATTTAGCTATTTAGCTGCCAATCCAATGATTTTAGTAGTTACTGCATCTATTGCTGCTATTGGTGCTATTGCCTTGTATGTTTATGATAACTGGAAGGCGTTTAGCGACAACTTTAAAAATATATGGATAAACATTAAAAACTCCGTAATGCAAGGAGTAGCTAATGTTTTAAAAAATATTGATTATCTACAGAAGGCATTAGGGTTAAATTTATTTAATCTTGATGGTTTAACATCCTATCAAAAGGAGCAACGAATAGTAGCTACAGAGTTTAAAAGTATTGGAGATACAGTTGATAGTTTAAAAGGCAAACTTGCCTCATTATTTACAACTGGTGCAAAAGCAACTGGTGGCGGTGGTGGTATTACTGCACCAACTTTGCCAACAGAACCAAGTGCTACTACTCCAACAGGTGGAGGTGGTGGTGGAGCAGGTTCTGCTGCCTCAATGGGTGCAGGTTTAGGTGTTATAGGAATTTTACCGACATTAGATTTACTTCCAGATAAATTAGAAAGTATATCAGCTGCAAATGAAAGATTAAAACAAACAAATGAAGATGTAGCTAATTCATTTAATAAAATTGCACCAGTGGCAAAAAGTGCATATGATTCATTAGGACAAGGTCAACAAATTATTGCTGCCAGTATTTTAAGTTTTGGTGAATTGGCTGCAAGTGGATTTGAAAGTATGAAAGAACTTGCAGCAGCTGTACGAAAAAGCATTGCTGATATAATTGCTAATTTTATTAGAATGTATGTAGCAAAAGCATTAGCATCTGTACCATTATCACCTTTCATGGTGGCTATTGCTCCTGCTATTGCTGCTGCTGCTGGTGGTGTAGCAAGGTCATTAATAATGAAGATTGGAGCTCCTAAACTTGCCGAAGGAGGTTTAGCATACGGCCCAACTATGGCAACCGTAGGAGATAACAGAAACGCTCGTGTAGATCCGGAAGTAATTGCTCCTTTGTCAAAGTTAAAGTCAATGATGGGTGATATGGGCATGGGAGGAGTATTGGAGACAAGGATAAGCGGAAATGATTTGATTATATTGTTGAACAGATCACAAAAGGGTCTTAGCAGAATACAATAATGGCTGTAAGGTTTGAAACTACTGTATATAATGAAAAAGGCAGAAAAATAAATGTTGCTATAAAAGACAATGTTTTTTCTGGCATGACTTATAGTTTTGATACTATTTCTTTGTCATTACAATACGATAGCGAAAGCCAGCAAGGACAAGAAAGATTTACTCCTATTATCGGATCATCTTGCAATTTATCGTTACTTATAAATAATAACGATTTAGAGACATTATTACTTGATATTGGATTAGCAGTTGAGGGAAGGTTTACAATGCATTTAACTGCGTACGAAGATGATAATACTACGGTATCTTTTAATTGGTATGGTTATATAGTTACAGATTTAGTACAATTTGAGGATATACCTTTGTCTATTGGTTATGTTGCTCAAATATCTGCTATTGATGGATTAGGATGGCTAAAAACATTGGACTACAAAAGTGCAGTTGGGCCCTATAATGGACAAGACACAGTAGTACAACATATATTAAACTGCCTTAATCAATTAGATTTTGTCCAGAGTGAACTGGTGGCAAATAGCTTACCAGTCCTGCACACTGTTTTTGATTGGAATGAGAATACAACTGTTTATAGTGCTGATAATGATTACGCATTATTGACAGTAATACAGCATAGGGCATTTTATCATAAGGATACAAAAAACAACTATATATATCAAAGTTGCTACGATGTTTTAAAAAAGATATGTCAAACCTTTGGCGCAAGATTAATATTTTCTGGCAATCAATATTGGTTTATACAAGTCAATGAATATGCAAGGAATCCTGCAGCTCACAGATATTTTAAATACAGTGCTTTAGGAGTACAGGCATCTGGTACATTTACTTTTGATTTTACTATGTCTAATATACAGACTAATTTACCAGGAAGTGATTTAATGAGATTAAGCGGAGGTAAATGGACATATTATCCTGCACTAAAAAATGTAGTTGTTAGATACAATCACTTTGCTAAACAAAACTTATTAGCCGGAGTAGAATATAACTATGCTACTAATACCACACCAATAACAACAATTACTCCGACATTAGACGCTACAAATGCAGATGCAAGATTATCATACACAGGAATACTTGGCTTTTATGCCCAGGCTTTAAATCCTGTAAACTTTGAGCCTTTTCAGTTTGTATTTGCCGTAAAGGTAGCATCTATTATTAATAGCTTTCCATTACAAGGTTTTGCCTCTGCTGACTGGACATTGGGCAGCGGTTGGTTTATTAATAATGGAATACTTGAAGGTACAATAATAGCAACGGTAGCATACTACACTACTTTCACAGTTACATCTGGTAGAAATTATTATGTTAAAATAAAAGTAGATATTGAAAATAGTGGTACTCTTAGATTACGTTTAGGCGGTGTAACAAAAACAATTACAGAAAGTGGTGATTATGACTATGTAATTTTATCAACTAACACAGATACATTACAATTAGATAGTTTATCATCTCCAGGTTTTACTGGCAAAATAAAATCATTACAAGTAAAGCAAGAAAATAAGTATTTAAAAAGAAATGTAACATACACTAACGGTTTTAACTTTATATTAGAAGCTGCAAGTTGGGAAGATACATTTTACGAATATGAGTTTAATACGGAAACAATAACAGCAGATGCTGCTTTTGTTGCTTATAAAACAATCACATTTGATACATTAGACATTCCAGAGAGCGCAGAGTATATATGGGAGATGCGATTAAAAAATATGCGCAATGAGGCAGGAACAAATGTTTCTGGTAATTTTAGTATATCATATTTATTAAGTAGTAATTATCTTGAATTTCTTCCTACTGGTGCAGTCTCCGGGCAAAGTGACATCCTTGAATATGGCTCTGACAATGACGATAAATCATCTACTATATTTAGCCTTGATACATATATAGGAGATGGGCCAAGTAAAACAACAGATGGAGGATTAAAAGTTTTAGAATCTGGCACCTATGAAAATAGCAGCTCATGGGATGTTAGCAGCGGATCAGGCTTTAACAATGTAACACAATTATTAGTAAATGAAGTAATACGAGGACAGCTCACACCAAAGCTACGCATGGTAGATATGCCATTCCAAAATTTATCAGTTGACAATCCTTACCTTCCTCACAAGGTCATAGAATATTCATCTGGATATTACGTTTTCGAAAGAGGTAGTTTTGATTTAAAAACAGAGATTTGGCAAGGTGATTACTTTAAAATAGAATTGGATGCCTAACTATACAGAAAGAACAGTATTATCTAAACCTCGCGACTTTGCCGACGTTGCAAACAATGCAGGCAGTGGCGGTGTGGTAAATAATAATGTCACAGAAACAATAAATAATGTTACAGTAAATGGCTCTGCCGTATCAATATTTAATCAAGAATTTATTGCAGCTTCATCCAATGTTTTAACCTGGACACAAAATAATGGAGTTTTACCAGTAACTAATTTAAATGCTGCTGTCCATGTTTATCAGAATGGTCAGAAATTGATAGACAGTCAATATGTAATAACGGCACCTGCTACTATTACAATAGATATTAACACACATTACGATGGAAGTAATTACATTGTATTTGCAATAAACATAATATAATGGAAGAGATAAAAGCACCAAAAAAAGAACGCAAGTTTTTAAAAGCCGTTGGAAACATTGCCAAGGTTTTAGCCAATGAATTAATAATGGGCATTGGGCGCAAGTTTATCGGCAAAGCTATTAACAAAGTCGGCAACAAACGGCAAGGACTTGTTATTGCTTTTCTTTTGGTGGCAGGAATATCTTATGCCTCTATTGACTCCATTCCCTACCCAATCACAGGCAATAAACAAAGATTAGGTTTTCAGACTACTGGAAACGGCTTGGTATGGCGAGGTCTTGTTTCTGATACAGTAACTAAGCCGACAAGCTATGCAGATAAGAATGTAAAAGCCTATTTAGTGTTAGATAGTGTAACGGGAAGTATATATGTTTGGAAACAAGGCGCCTGGGCATCTTTAGTAGGTGGCGGATCATTTACGCAGCCTGTTGACTCTTTATTTTTTGATACAAGTGTTTCACCTAACAATGTTGACACGGCTAAAATGCGATGGGATTATGAGTTAGGTACGGTTGTGTTAGGAATGTATGACCAAGTGCCAAATGAATTAGGATTTAAAAACTTTTGGCTTGTTAAGAATCAGACAGGCTCAACCATTGCAAAAAATAGCCTTGTTTACGCAAGTGGTACAGTAGGAGCAAGTGGTAGAATATTGGTATCAAAATTTATAGCAAATGGCACAATAGATGCAAAATTGCTATTAGGAATAACCGCACACGATTTAACTAATGGAGAAGATGGGTATGTTATTTCATTTGGCAAGATAAGACAAGTGAACACCGATACATTTGCGGATGGTGCTATTCTTTATCCTTCGCCAACTACTGCTGGTGTTTGGACAGATGTTGAGCCAGTTGCACCAAACATTGATATGCCTATTGGCTTTTGTATAAATTCATCGTCAAACAATGGTACGATTTCAATTCGTGTGGCATCGGGTTATGCATTGCATGAGCTTCATGATGTTGCCATTACCTCACCTTCTGCAAACGCAAGTTTATATTATTCTGGTGGATTATGGAGAGATACTACGCAAGCACTTTTAGTTAGCGATACAGCTTCCATGTTAGCCAACTATGCCACTAAAGCATACGCAGACACAAGCGGCAGATTTTATGCAAGACAAGATTTTAGAAATGTATCATCAAGCACTTTAACCTGGACACAAACAGATACTTTAGTAGTAAACGATACAACATCTTTACAAGTATATCGTAATGGTCAAATACTTTTACCAAGTCAATACACTGTACCTACTAATGCCTCTGTTGTTATCGGTGCGACTGCTTATAAAATAGGTGAAAATTATACAGTCATTTTACCTCGTGGCGGTGGTGGAGGTGGAAGTGGCAGCGGATCACTTACCTCAATATCTGGAGGCACTGGCATTACAGTATCACCAAATCCTATTACAACCACTGGCACAGTCTCCGCAGACCTCTCTGTATTAATGGAGTTAACAGATACTACTTTATTAAATCTTACTACAAGGTTTGCGACAAAGCAGCCTAACATAACACTTACCACTACTGGAACAAGCGGAGCTTCTACATTAAGTGGTGATACTTTAAACATTCCACAGTACACAGGAGGCAGCGGTACAGTCACCAGTGTAGGAAGTGGTTACGGATTACTTGGTGGGCCAATTACAACAACCGGCACACTAACAGTTGACACTTCCACAGTCTATGACTTTGTAAGAGATAGCATTGTAGCAGTTGAAATAGGAGGAGATACAATAAAAATAATTAAACAGGAATACGAAAATGTTACAAGTGACACATTAGTATTTACTATTTTACCTAAATTCCCTATTCAGTTAAGGCAGTTTATTTTGCTCTTCCGCAATGGGCAGTTACTACTCAATGACCAGTTTTCCGTTATTGACACAAACAAGGTTAAGGTAGCAGCTACATCTTTTAAACTTGGTGAAAATTATACCTTAGTCACAGTTAGTGGCATCGGCTCTGTTTCTTCCGGGCAAGGTAATCCAATTTATCCAGAGGCAGGCATTGCCCTATCAACAGGCACAACATGGACAACATCAATTACAAACAATTCAAGTAATTGGAATACTGCTTTTACAGATAGATTAAAATGGGATGGAGGTAGCACAGGTTTAGTAGCAGCGACAGGGCGCACAAGTTTAGGAGGCACAACGGTAGGGCAATCAATGTTTACTTTGACCAATCCTTCTGCTGTTACCTTTCCAAGGTTCAATGCTGATAACTCTGTTACGGCATTATCTGCTGCTAATTTTCGTACTGCCATTAGCGCAGGAACTGTAACAACTGTTACGGCAGCCGCAGGCACTCCTATAAGCATAACTAATAATACAACAACTCCAGAACTTACAATAAATGCTGCATCGGCAAGTTTAAATGGATAT